GGTGACTCTGCTGATGTGGTTGACCTCTCGCTTTACAGGGCCCAGCGACGACGTGCTGCAGCTGCTGCCAAGGCCGCTTCCTGTCGCCGAACCGTGATTGCTGTCTCGCTGTGCCTGCTGGGCATTGTGGCGGCGGTGGTGGTGCTGGACCGGGAGGCGCGGATTCAGGCGGTGGAGGTGCGGCGGTGACCCAGCCCGTACCCTTCGTTTTCGACGACGACCCCTGCCAGTCCGCTGGCGAGGGCATCACCCGCACCAGCGAGGCCGGCGCTCAATTCTGGCCTTGTGAGATCACGTTCGCCTGCCGCCAGCCGATGCGCTGCACCATCCGCGCCGTGTCCCGCCAGCAGGCTTATCAGTTCGCCGAACGGCGACACCCTGACGCCAGTTCCATCACTATCCTCACCCCCAAATCCGCATCATGGCTCTAACCGCAACCCTGCAACACAACCCTTGGCGATTCGCCGTTGGTGACGAGGTATTCCTCGCTGGGCACCCGCAATTCGCCGCCAAAGTCGTCGCTGCATTTGGCCATGGCCGCTCAGCATGGCCGCATTACATGGTGATCGACTACGAAGGCACCGAATGGACTGTGCCCCAGCAGATCCTGTCCAAATCGCCGATCCTGCCATGAATGAAGCCAGCATCGCCGCCGCTTTTGAGGATTGGTGGATAGACAGTTACGGCACGCCGCCAGGGCCCCACGCTCGGATGACACACGTCGCATTCGCCGCGCACCTGTTGGAACTGGTCGAGTTGATGCAACCATCGCAGAACACTGATGCCGCTCGCTGATTGGCAGATCCTCAGCCGCTGCGAGGGCGGCATGGTTGAGGGCTACGACCCTGAGCTGATCAATCCCGCCAGCCTGGATGTCAGGCTGGGCGGCACGTTGCTGATTGAATCTGCGCAGTCCCGTGACCTGGTGTCATACCCACTGGCCGGGCACAGCAAAGACAACCCGTATGAGCTGCGGCCTGGGCAGTTCTGCCTAGCGCAGACGATGGAGGTGTTCAACCTGCCGGATGACGTGGCCGCAGAGTTCCGCCTGAAGTCCAGCCGCGCCCGCGAAGGCCTCGATCAGGCGCTCGCCGTCTGGTGCGATCCCGGTTGGCACAACTCGGTACTCACCCTAGAGCTGCGGAACAATCGCCAGCTATGGCCGCAGCTGCTATGGCCGGGAATGCGCGTGGGCCAGATCATATTCCACTTAATGGTTGAACATCCCGCGCGATCTTATGCAATTACCGGAAGATACAACCGTGACCCAGCAGTGCAGGGGAGTCGCGGATGATCCCCTGCACTGAATGCGGTGGCATCATGGTCGTCACGCACACCCGGCAGTCCAAACGCGGCGAATACAAGCGCTTCGCGTGTCGGGACTGCAAGCGGCGGATCTCAACATTCGGTGATGTTGAGCATGTCGCCGCTCAACGTTCGCGTGTAATGCAACCCAGCCGGCGGTTCACAGCTGATCAGGTGGCTGCAATCCGCGAATCATGCGACAGCAAACGACAACTCGCAGATCGCTACGGTTGCAGCCCTGAACTGATCCGCCAGATTCGCGCAGGATTGATCTACTGCGACCTGCTGCCAGATGACTACCGCCCACCACCGCGTCGCGGTGAACGCTCCTGTGAACACTGCCGCGAATGGCTGGGCGAGGGTTGCAGCCTGGGATTCCCGGACCCCATCGAAGAGGGTCCAGGGTTCGCCAGGGACTGCAATCTGTACGTCGTAGAGGGGTGAGGATGCGGAAGTGCAGCCACCCAAAGACAGTGCGCGAAGCCCTGCTCTCGATGCTCAGCAGCTACGAGGAAGAGGTTCGATCGGGTCGCCACGTTCCCCCACCGTTACCGATCGAAGAACGGCCTGCATCACAGTTCGCTGGTCCTGTGGCGAACCTGAGGTGAAGAACCGCGGATCCTGCATCGCCCTGTAAGCGGCAGGATCCACCGCCGACCGTTCCACCCTGCGCAGCGCCTCGATCCGCTGGCGCTGCTCGGCCACGGCTGCCGCCATCGCCCGGTTCTCGGGGTTGCGTGCGGCCATGCGCTCCATCAGTTCCAGTTCGTCGGCCATCGCCGCCACTGCCGGCTCCTGGGCCTGGGGCTCAGCCAGTAACTGCGCCAAGCGGCCGGCCTCGGCCACGCAGGCATCGATCACCACCGGCAGGATCCGGTCTTCCCTGGCGCCGCCCCGCCCCGCGCACAGCCGATGCCGGCACCGCCACCAGGCCACGCCGTTGGAGGTGTTCCGCCGCAGCAGATGGCCGCAGGACCTGCAGCGGAGCAGCCCCGTGAGTGCATGGGCCACCTCGGTGGTGGTGGTGTTCTTGAACCGGTTGGTCGGCCGCCGCAGCAGATCGGCGAGCTCCCGCCAGTCCTGTTCGCTGATCAGCGCCGGATGCTGGTCGTAGAGGATCTCCCCCCACCGCTGGCCCCAGCCCTTACCTGATTTCCGGTCCAGCTGGTGGCCGATGTGCCCGCGAATCACCGGGTTGACGAACCACGCCTGCAGGTTGGTGGCGGCCGGCGTCCAGTCGCACCACTCCGGCATCGAACGGGTCACCGTCGCAAAGCTCCCGAGCCGTTTCAGGTCACGCAGCACCCGCAGCGCCTGAGGCCACTGCTCAGGGTGCGGCTGCAGCCGGTGGCCCGGCCCGGCCTGGTAGCCGAACGGCTTGCGCCGGCGCAGGTGGCGACCCTCGGCACGGTAGACGGCGAACTGCCGCCGCAGCCTGAGGCTCAGCATGCGCGACTCCATCTCCGCTAGGCCGGTCTGCAGCCGGGCCATCAGGAATCCCTGGGGGGTAGCCGTCTCAATCGCGCCCCCGTCCAGCGCCCGCACGGCGACTCCCTGTTGCTCGCACTGGGCCAGTAGGGCATCGGTGTAGGCCGCGTCCCGCCCGAGCCGGTCCACGCGGGTTACCAGCAGCTCCGACACCTGCCCGGCTTGGACCATGGCCATCACCTCCAGCAGGCCATCCCGATCGGTGCTGCGGCCGGTCTCGATGTCGGTGATCACCCGGGCGCAGCCGGCGGCCTGCAGGCGGCTGACCTGGGCTGGGAGGCTGCCTGCCTGATCGTCTTTGCTGACGCGGGCGTAGCCGATGACGGCCATAGGATCGGCCCAGAACGGCCACTCACACTACCCTGCGCTATGGATTCGTTTTCCTTAGACACCGGCAGCAGAGCGCAGAGCAAAAAAGGCCGGCCGCTGCTGACTGTTGCGGAGGCGGCCGAGGCTCTTGGCTGCAGCGACCGGCACATCAAACGCCTCATCCACGAGTGGGTCCAGCCCTGCTGCTCACGCCACCGCCGCAGCATGTCCCCAAAACGTGCAACGGCGATCTGCTGCAGCTCGGGATCGTACCGATACTGCGCCATGGTGGTTTGCGAGTGGGGAAGCCAGGCTATTCCCGTGCATACCCTGAACCATGCACCTCCCCACCACCGAACTGGTGATCTGCGACGGGCAGCCGATCTGGCTGGTGCAGGGTGCAGGCGTTGCCAGTCGGCACCCTGATCGTCATGCAGCCACTGCAGCGTTCAGCATGGAATGCCAACGCCGCGGTCTGCAGCTCCCTGGTGGGGGCAAGCAGCCGCGGCGCGGGCCTTCAGAGTGTGATGAGCCGGGCTTGTGATTACCAGTCGCCCTGGCGGGCAACACGCAGCAGCCGAGCACCAGGGCCGGCGAGCTCCAGCGCAGTGGCGATGGCCTGGGCCTGGGTGATTGCGTACAGCTCGATGGGGCCGTGGGTGGTTTGCACGTGGTAGAGGCGTGGCATTAGTGGGCCTCCAGCTCGGCGGCAACAGCAGCCTTCAGCTCCCGCAGTTCACGGTAGATGAAGTAATCCTCGGGATCATCGTAGGCATAATCCAGAGCCTGATCTACAGCTGTTTCAGCGAGGAACAGCAGGCGTGCGATCAGTTCGCGGTTAGTCATCGGTCGGCCTCCAGCTCGGCGGCGATGGCGAGGAACTTGAGGCGAATGCGTATCCACTGGTCGTGGCGTGCGTCGTCGTGCTCATCGCCTACCGGGTTGACTTTTTCCGGCACCACCTGATCAGCAGCAGCTCGCAGGGCGGCGGCGGCTATCTTGCCGGCATGTTGTTCGCAGGTAGCGACATACAAAGTTTCGTCGTCATAAGCAAGGAAAGCAGCATTCAGCACGGCCTGCGCGGCGGGTGATAACGGCTGAGCTGGTCCAGGTGCATGATGGCCTTGTGGACACAACGCATTGAACTCCTCATCGCTGAGGTGGCTTAGATCATTGGGGGTGAGGTCAGTCATCAAGTTGCTCCAGGGCGCGGCGGATGGTATCGGTAATCTCTGGGATCACGACATCCATCCTTTCAATTGTCCCCAGCATTTCTAGTGCAATGCTGTTCAGTGTCTGGGGTTTTGGGCGACGGGCGGCGCGGAGTGCGTTTGCACCAATGTTGGGATAGTCATGCTGTAACCACTCACAGCACGCCTCCAGTTCAATGTCGGCGCCCCACTGGGCGGCGCGGGTGGCGACAAAATACGTGAATCCGTTTCCGTTTGTATTGCCGGAACAATGCCAGTCAGCTTCCCACTGCTTCACCAGCTCCGGCGGTGGGGTGATGTTGTGTTCGAGCCAGCAATTCTTTGGCGGCCCCTGCGGCTCGGGCTGGGCCAGGGCGGCGCGGGCGCGGGTGATCTGGCGCTGAATGCGGTCCAGATCACCCTGCAGGTCGTGCTTCTGCTTGAAGTGGTCGCTGGCGTAGGCGGCCCAGTCGCTCACCGCATCACGGGCTTCCTGAAGGTCGTTGGCCAGCTCAGCGCACAGGGCGCGGTAGTCGGTGGTCATCGGTCGGCCTCCTGCTCCAGTCGAGCGGCCCAGTAGGCCGCTGCGTCGTCGTCTGTGTGCTCGCTGAGCCACGCCGCCACCTCGCGGATTGCGGCGCGGGCTTCCTGGCCATACGACTCTTCAGGGGCAAAGCAACCTTTGTGCGCAATGCGTAGCGCCACCCTCTCCGCCAGCCCACCAGGCCGGGCCTCGGTATTGGCCGGTGCGGCGAGCTGGCCAATACGTGCCGATGCCTCTAGCGCCTCGACGCGGGCGCGGAGTTCAAGGATGGTGTTGTCGTACTCGGGAGCGCTCTGCTCCTCAAGCGCTGCCCACTGCTCAGGCGTGGCGCGGTGTTGGTCGGTCATGCCGCCTCCTGTGCAACGGACTGCAGCCACTCAATGGCGTCGTCCTTCTTGTCGTAGAAGTGCTCAGCAGCATCAACGCCTAACAGCAGCAATCCAGCCATGTGTGGGCCATGAAGTTTCTCCAAGACTTCACCTAGCGGTCCAGCCTGGTGAATAGCCCACCCTGCCAGGCAATGAGTAGTACCGCACTCGTTATGCCAGTTTGTCATGTGAAGGTTTTGAGGGTTGGACAGCACTTCACTGGCAACCGCACGCAGCCGCTGCAGATGATCTGCAGCGATTGGCAACCCCTTGGCGTCGCTCAGAATGGCGCCGCGCAGCTTGGCGCCGCTCAGATTGGCGCCGTACAGATTGGCGCCGCTCAGATTGGCGCCGCTCAGATTGGCGCCGTACAGATTGGCGCCGCGCAGATTGGCGCCGTACAGATTGGCGCCGCGCAGAATGGCGCCGCGCAGAATGGCGCCGTACAGAATGGCGCCGCGCAGAATGGCGCGGATGCCAGTTGAATCATTGGCACGCCATAGCTCGTGCAGGCGAAGCGTTTCGCTGGTTTGGCTGTCAGTCATGGACGTGTCTCTGTGGTGGGGTGAAGGGGTGCTGCCGGATTGGGTGCGGCTCCGGCGGGCCGTTGCGTTCAGGCTGCTACCAGCCGTCGCGCCGTGGTCTGGCTGCAGCCGAGGCGCTCTGCAATCACGCGGTACGTCATCCCCCCGCGGCGCCAGCGCCGGGCGCGTTGCTGACGGGATTCTGTCAGCCACAGCAGCAGGATCAGCGGGAACAGCAGCAGAACCAGAATGGTGCAGGTGATCGTGGTCATGGAACGAATGGCGAGTGGATGGCCAGCGCCGCGCTCGGGCTGCTGACCTTGCAATCCTACCGCTTAGGTTCCGGTTCTGCACCCTAATCCGTCCAACCAATCCGCCACCGAGCTGGATCCACCGTGTCTCTCGCGCAGCACCTGCCCCAGCTCTGCAGCCACGTTGCGGGCAACAGCGGTGCAGGTCTGGCACGGCTCAGGGCACCGACTGGGCATCGGGCAGGCGGCGTGCGCCAGGCGGGTGGACAGCGGCACCGGGTAGCGCCGCCGCTGCTCACTGGTGGCGGGTGCTGCGGCGATCCGCGCCAGGGCCTGCTGGGTGGCAGTGGTGAGGGTGATCATGGCTGTGCTCCGTCGTGTTTGACGAACCGCTCCTGATCCGGTCCGCGGAATCGATCATCTGCGCCCCATCCATTCCGCTGGTATTCCATCAGGAACAGCAGGCAGCAGCCGGCGTGCGCCAGGTGGCTCATGCCAGTTTCAGGGTCCAGGTCCTCGCCGCGCCACCAGGCGAACAGGTGCCGCAGCAGCGCCGCGTAGTACCGGCCCCAGCGGGCGCCACGGCACCAGTTGTTATCCTCGTACTTCGCGGCGCCGTAGGTGAGCACCTCGGCGATCTGCTCTATCGCGGCACTGGGCAGCAGCTCAAGCCGGGGCTTAGTGGCACTCTCGGCGGACTTGCGACACTCGCCGGTGGGTTCGTCGAACGGGTGGGTGATCTGATCAGGCATCACGGCATCCAAGGATGTAGTCGTGGTAGTTGAAGAACTGCGCATCAGCGGGTGGTGGTGCTGACGGCTCCCATTCAGCGCGAGCATCGTTCCACTCGCGCCAGCAGCCGACGTAGGCCCACTCACGATCGCCGTGCGTGGCGTGGTCCAGGTGCGGGCGTGTCATGCGCTCTGAAGGTCAAACAGCGACGCAGCGTTGCCCTCGGCCTGCTCCAGAAACTTGGCGGCTTGACGGGCGTATTCCGGCTTCAGCTCAATGCCGACGTACTTGCGACCCATCTTCACGGCCTGGTATCCGGTGCTGCCAATGCCGTTGAACGGATCCAGCACAACGTCGCCGGGGTTGCTGTAAAGCGTGATGCAGCGTTCGATCAGGTCCAAGGGCATTGGGCAGATGTGCTTTTCGTCTTTGTCACCCTTGAACCGGGAATTAAGCACCTTCGTTTGAATCGTGTCCATCCACACTGGCGATGCCCAGTGCTGCCACTGATCCAACGAAAACTCATCGCGGCTGTGAGTAACCGGCTCGCCGACATTCTTGCCCCGAGAATCCTTGCGCATCACAAGGATGTATTCAGGCATGCCCATGGCGCTCACCCGACTGTTTTCGCGGATGTTTTTGTAAAGCAACCGCTCGTGTTTGGTTTTCTGCATCTCTCGCACCGGATCGCGCCAGATCGTCACCCGTGCCCTCAGGCAGAATCCCACCTTGCGGTAGTTGGCGCTGGCGGCATCGCTGAACGGGAACAGTCCGCCTTCTCCTGTCTCTGATGAGTTCTGATAAAAAACCGTATCCTTGACGTGATCACAGATCACAGCGCCAGGCTTCATCACGCGGAACAGCTCACGGGCCATCCACTGGTGATGCTCCAAAAACTCGTCATGAGAGGCCGAGTTGCCCATATCTCGCTCGGAATCGCTGTAGATGTAGAGAGAGCTGAATGGCGACGAAAACACCGCGCAATCAACGCTCTCATCAGGCAGCCCCGAAAGGATCTCGACGCAATCGGCGTTGTAGACGGCCCAGTTGTTGCCTTCGTAGGTGGGTTTCATTGCAGGAATGACGGAAGGATGATTGAAGTGGCCGATCCGTAGGCGCGTCGCAGTGTTGCCTCTTGCTGCATCGCCACCATTGAGCCGGCCATGGCGCGTTTCATGCGCAGGTGATCGGCGGCCTTGCGCTGGACGTTGTTCCAGATGCTGGTTTCCGTGTCGCTGATGATCACGTGGCAGGTAACAGGTTGTGTCTGCCCGAATCGCCACGCACGCCGCACGGCCTGGTAGTGCTGCTCATAGCTGTGGCTAACGCTGGCAAAGATCACGGTGTTGGCGTGCTGCCAGTTCAGGCCCAAGCCGGCCAGCTTGGGCTTCGACACGATCACCCGGCGTTCGCCAAAGGTGAACGCGTCAAGGGCGGCCACCTTCTCATCAAGCGACATTGAGCCGTATACCTCGATTGCGTCAGTGATAGACGCAGCCAGCGCCGATGATTCGTCGTTGGTTTCGCACCACACGATCACCGGCCCGGTCTCAGCGTTGGCGATTGCTGCAGCCTTGGCTACTCGATCTTCCATCGTGAGGCGCTTCTCACGGTGGATGGTGGTAGCGCTGCCATCGGGGATCCTGAAAAGCAGCCCCTCGGGAACCTCTTGGGTTATATCGGCGCTGATCGTGTGCAGCTCGTAGTTGAGCGGCGGCAAGATAAATCCGTCGTCATTACCACCGAGATCAGATGGGAGCGTGGCGGCCCTGGCCCAGCTGGCGACCCACCGCCAGAACGACTCCCGAGCGTGCCCCTTGAGGCGATAGCCACCCATGGTGGTCTGATCGGAAATGAACCACCGGGAGAGCATCTCCGGCCCTGGCATGACGCCCAGGAACTCGGCGTGCTGGCCGATCTCCATGTGATCGTTTGGCGCCGGCGTGGCAGTGGCCGCGAGCCGGTAAGGCGTCTCGCTGAACGCCTCACACAGCATCCGCTTGGTCGGGCCGGTGAACGACTTGAGGATGCTGCTCTCATCCAGAACCACGCCACCGAACACGGCGCAGTCGAGCTTCGGCAGTCGTTCGTAGTTGGCGATGTTCACGCCAGGTCCAACATCGGACTGCTCCCGGACAATGCGGGCTTCAATGCCGACCGCTGCGCACTCCCGCACCATCTGACGCGCTACCGCCAGCGGTGTAAGGATCAGCGATGGCCGGTCGCTGGCAGCAGCAAACTCAGCAGCAGCTGCCGCCTCCACGCGAGACTTGCCCAGGCCGGTGTCCAAGAACGCGGCGGATCGGCCTTTCTCGCAGGCGAACTGCAATGTTGCCTGCTGGTGGGGAAACAGATCCCATTGGCCCTGTGGCTGGAATCCATAGGACTGAGCAGCGGTTCCCTTGGATGCAATGAACTCGCGGTAGCGCTGGATCGTGGTGGTCACCGCCGCACCTCCCGGCGCAAGGGGCCCACGCGGAAGAACAGGTAGCCCGGCTCAGCACGGTCGCCGGCCTCGTACTCCAGCAGGTCGTAGCGTTGCAGCTCGCCCAGCAGCTTGCTCAGGTAGGGCTGGTTGCTGATCTCCAGCGCGTCCATCAGCTGCTGTGCTGTGAGCCGCTCAGTGGGCTTCGGCGCCAGCTGGGCCAGCGCCAGGCAGGCGATGATCGCTCGGTTCGGAATCCGCTGGCGATGCGCCAGCAGGTGAGCAACCAGATCACCCATGGTCCACCTCCCGCATGTGGGCCTCGACGATCGCAAGCAGCGTCCGGGGCACGCCGGGGTGGGCCGGCACCCACCGCGCAGGGTCCCACCCACGGCCGTTCCACCGGGCGGTCTGATCCAG